TGCGAAGGCTTCGACCGTGGACTCGCCGAGGCGCTGCTCGAGTTCGCGGATGCCAAATTCCATATTGCCCCAAGCCTGGGCGGCGACTTCGGCCAGTCGAATGCTCGGCCCGGTCACGTCGTTGCTTCCTTTGGCGTAGGAGTACAAAGCCCCGTCTGCCAATGATGGGCGGGTGCAGGCGTTCAGGATGCGATCCATTGCCGCTATCGGGTCGCGTGGGAAGCGTTTAGCGATCACCATTGCCGCTTGTACCTCGGCGATGGCGCGTTGCTGTCCTGCGTCGTTTGATGCGTTTGAGGTTGGGCGTGCGATCTGGTTGGAGTTCGCGAAGGGGTTGGTGGTCATTTCTTGGTCGGTCATGGTTTTCTCACTTGATCAAAAGGCGGCGGGATGGTTGGCCTTCGGAAACGAAGGCGGCATAAATCTGTGGGTATGCTTGCTGCAGGGCTTTGGTGTCGAACGATGACCGGCCCTTGGCCAGCTTCCATGTTGCCAAGACTGCGCCACCTTCGACCAGCGTGTCGCCGAGGTTGCCTATTTCCTTGGTGATGATGGCCTTGCAGGCTTCTTCTGCAGCTTCGAGGTCGGCGAGCATTTCGCGGACACGCTTCAGTTCTGCCCATGCTGCGACCGCTTGGCTGCTGGCTTGCACCAATCCTTGCGATTCGCTGCGACCGAAGGCGCGCACCGAGTCCGACAGGGTGGTGGCTTCGGGTGGCTGGCGGGTCAGGACGCGGTTCCAGAATTGGCTTTCGGCTTCGTACAACATTTCGTGCAGGTCGTTGTCGGCGTGCAGGGTGTAGATTCGGAAGTCGCTACCGCCGATCAATACCGCGACGTCGGCGATCTGTTTGCCGGTGACGGCGAGGTAATGTTGAACCTGCAGGGCGTAGGCTTCGGGTACTTCGTCAGAACCTGGCTCTCCCCATCCGTCTTGGCTGCGTGCAGTCTTGGCTTCAAACACGCGGTCGTCGTCGGTGATGCCGTCGAGGCTGGCGAGCATGAAGCTGTGCTTCGGGTGGGCGAGGATGCCATCGGGAACGTAAACCGTGCGGCCCGTGGCTTCGGCGTATTCCTGCCGGATGCTGGGTTCGTGGATGCGTCCCCATTTCATGGCGGGGTTGTCGTCTTGTTCCTGGCCGATGCCGATCTTGTCCTCGTACACCTGCAGGGGGGTTTTCCATTTGCTCATGCCGAGGATTGCGGCTACGTCTGATCCACCTATTCCGGTGCGGCGTTGCTCGAGCCATTCTTGTCTTGTTTGTTGCATGGTGTTCTCCTGTTGTGGTGTTTTATCTTGGCGCGGTACCGAATGCGATCCAGTATCTTTCTTTCAGTGCTTGCGGCTTTCGCAACTCTGACGATTCCAAGTCAGGGCTTAGGCCGGTGGTTCCGTACAGCGGTTTTGGAAATGGGCGACCGAATGCATCCAGTTCCCATGGTTCATATTGCTTTGGTGGAGTCCCAATTTCTGCGATCAGATTAAATAATTCGCTGCGCTTTTTCATTGGTATGTCCCATTGATGCTGGCGATGAATGAAACCACCACCAAGGCAATCAGGAAAATGATCGCGATGATTTCGTTGCGGGATAATTCTGTCTTGTCGACGATCTGGTATTCCGAATGCCAGAGGAATGTCTGCCTGTGGTCGGGTGGTGTGACGAAGCTTTCCCACGTCACAATGATGCCGCCGATTTCCAGTTCTTTCACGATCGCGAAATCGCCGACGTTGTAGTCGCCTCGATCTGGGGAGTCCGGGTGGACGTACACGACCATAATGCGGTCGCCTACTGACACTGAGTGCATGTTGTTGAGATATTGTTTCATTTCCGCTTCCTGTGGTTTGGTACAGGGCTATCATTCCACGATCCGTAAAAGAACGCAAGGGGTTTGATGAAAGACTTGCATATTCATTTTCGCGGGTGTAAGGTTCCCGAAACCCAACAAGGAGAGGCCCGTGTCAGACCAATATTTGAATTTCATCAAAGAATCCGCAAAGCGCAGAAAGCAGGCTTATCGCATGTACGGCGATGGCAAAACACAAGGCTTCATTGCAAATAAGTTTGGCGTTTCCCGCCAGCGGGTGGGACAGTGGATCAAGCAGGAGGCTAAAAAACGTGAAGCCTAAATTCGGTACCAATCCCCACGTTCTGGTTCGCACCAACGATCCGGACACCAGTCACCAAGCTGCGAAGGCAACGAACACGCCGCATCTTGAAAGCCTTGTTTTCGAAGCGATTAAAAAATTCGATGCCGGCGGTTGCATCCAGGATGAAGTCCTGGCGAAGTTTCCGGGCTATCCATACTCCAGTATCACGGCGCGATTTAAGGCGCTGCTTGATAAGGAATTGATCGAGGTTACTGGCGAACGTCGCCACGGTAAAAGTGGACGCGCTCAGCGAGTACTGCGGGTGGTTGCTTTCATTGGCTGAAAACGTTACGCTTGTAACGCGTAACAACGTGACGGAGTAATAAATGGCATTCGTTAAATTAGACACACAGATTTTAAACTCGACCGTTTGGCAAGATGCAGATGCTTGCCGTGCCTTCATCACGGCGCTTCTTATGGCTGAACCGTTCGAGGTTTTGGAACCTCTCGGCACCGTTAATACCTTCAACACTGAGGACAATCCTTTCGTTGTTCCTCCCGGCTGGTATGGGCTTGTTCGCGCTGCTGGCCCTGGCATAGTTCACCGTGCGTTGCTATCGCAAGAGTCAGGGATGGCAGCTTTGGAAAGACTGGCAAGCCCTGACTTGGGGAGCCGTACAACGAAGTTCGAGGGCCGGCGCATGGTACGCATTGACGGTGGCTACCTAATCCTAAACTACATAGCTCATCGTGACAAAGATCACAGTTCAGCAGAACGACAATCTAGGTTTCGGCAGCGGGAAAAAGAACGTAAGACGCTACCACGTGAAGATAAAAAAGTTGCTTACGGTCAAAATTGGGATGCGATTGTTGCTTTTTATGGCGGTAAATGTGCCTATTGTCAAAAAGAGCCTTGGGTTGATATTGACCACATAGTAGCTACGTCGCGAGGTGGAAAGCATGAGCTTTCAAATATTGTTCCGGCATGTAAATCCTGCAATAGCTCAAAACGTGCGGAAACATGGGAGCCATCAAGCAGGCACCCGTTTATGTCACGCGTTATTGTCACACCAGTAACACATGCAGATGCAGATGCAGATGAAAAGAAAGAGCAAGATCAAAAGCTAGGCAGCGAAACCCCAAAAAACGGGTTTCGCTTGCCCCATGATTGGGCGCCTTCTGAAGATTTGAAATCATGGGCAATCGATCAATTGCTCGCGGCTGGTCAAAACCACGGCGTCACGCTCACTGGTGAAATTGAAACCTTTAAGGATCACTGGAAAGCCGCGACCGGAAGGGGAGCCACAAAGCTGGATTGGGATGCTACATTCCGTAACTGGATACGCAACTCGTTAAAATTCCGCTCAGGAGGAGTGAATGAAAGAACTGAAAGACATTCTGCCATCGACCGAGTCGCCGGCAACGTCAGACGATCAAACCAATCAGCGCCGGCAGGTTTCGAATCTGGGGGCCGAGTTATCGACCACGGTTGAACCTGCCGGATCGACGTCTGGTGTCCTGGCTGATTACCTTTGGTTGCGCATGACTTCCATGTACGGCCATCGGTGGACGTCCAGCTTCGGTGATGATCCTCGCGGCTTCGCTGGTCGCGAATGGTCGAGCGAGCTGCTGAAATTCTCCCGCCGGCAGATCGATGACGCGCTGTCTGCATGCCGACGCGGTTCGGATGGCTGGCCACCGAGCTTGCCGAGTTTCAAAATGTTATGTCTCGGCATTCCGAAGTTCACGACCTTGAAGGCCGACATTGGGAAACGATCGAGTCCGTTCAGTCGTTTCGTTTGGCAGCACCTGGATTCGTATGCGTTCACCACGTCGGACACGCGGACGGCCGAGGCTTTGTTGAAGTCGACCTATGATCACTGCGTCGAGCTTCGCATGCTTGGCGCCGAGTTGCCTCTGGATCCTGTTGGTGAAATCACCTATGAAAAGAAAATCTACAAACGGCAGCCTCGCGAGGTGGTGCTTGGTCGTTTGGATGAATGTCTAAAACTGGTAAAAGATGGGGAGACTTCATGAATTACTACAATGAAATTGACCCTAAAGCAGCAGCTTGGCTGCGTGAGCTTATTAATCGTGACTTTATTGCGCCTGGAGAAGTGGATGAAAGAAGCATCGAGGACGTTGTGCCTGGCGACCTTAAAGGTTTTACACAATGCCATTTCTTCGCCGGCATCGGTGGATGGAGCTATGCCCTGCGTCTTGCCGGGTGGCCTGACGATCAGCCCGTCTGGACTGGCTCTTGCCCTTGCCAACCTTTCAGCTCGGCAGGCAAAGGCGCTGGGTTTGACGACGAGCGGCATCTCTGGCCTTCCTGGTTCCACCTCATCAAGCAGTGCAAACCTGCAGCGATTTTTGGAGAGCAGGCTGCGTCAAAAAGAACTGATGCTTGGGTCGACCTTGTACACGCTGACCTGGAAAGCATGGGTTATGCCTTCGGGTGTGTCGCGTTTCCGGCTGCGGGGGTCGGCGCGCCGCACATCCGGGATCGCAATTACTGGATGGCCCACGCCGATGGCTGGGACGCCAGCCCAGAACGGAAACAATGCAGCGGGGAACAACGACAGCTCGAGGAAAACAGTATTTTTATCGGGTTGGCCGACGCCGATAGTGAACGATACAAAGGGTCCACAATCTGGCCCGAATCGACAGGGGAGTCCAAATTTAAATTCGGTAGTGATGCAGGTGGGATGGCCTACTCCTCTAGCTCGGGATCACAAGAACAGCGGGGGAGACGGCTCGAACCCGAGGGATTTACCTCGCACGGTTCCACTCTGCAATTGGCCCAATCATGCGGACGATTCGAGTACGGAATTAATCGGCCCGGCGCGGTTAACGGTCACTGGAGTGATGCAGACTGGCTTCGCTGCACAGATGGAAGCTGGCGGCCAGTTGAACCCGGCACATTCCCGTTGGCTAATGGGTTACCCGCCAGGCTGGTGCGATTGCGCGGTTACGGCAATGCGATCAACATCCAGGCAGCAAAAGCGTTTATCGAAGCATCAGGGTTAGTGAAATGAGCCGGTGGAACGAGCAAGGCATCGAGTTGATGACTCACGAACAGCGGAAGCTGTTTAATTCTGCGTGCGGCACCCTGTCGAAGTCGATCTGCTGGCACGGCACGTATTTGTCTCCTGAAAGCTGGCGGCATTTTATCAGCGCTACCGTTATGAACATGGAGTCGGTACCAACGATCGATGTAGGCGACGGTCGTCATGGGTTGTATTTGGTCGGAGAGTCGAGCAATAACTTGACCAAGACGCAGGCCGCCGACGCTATCACTCTGGCTTTCATGATTGGTGACCATCCGAAGGATCAGAAAATTGACTGTCCTCCCGTCGTTTGGGATGACGTGGTCTATCTTGCACGGAGGATTCCTGACAATGAGCGATAGAATTAATGGCGAGCCTTTTGTCCTTTTTGCTGGGTTTCCTGATGCCTGCTATTCATGGCGCGGCGACGGCATATGGGAGCGCCAATCCTACAAATATGCTTGTGATTATCTATTCCAGAGAAACAGCGTGGCTATCAAGGCGTGCCAAAGCTGGCAGTTGAAGCCGGTCTATCGGTTCAAGCCGTTCGCCACAAATCCTGAAAAACCCGGAGATAGGCTTTGAAAAATCAAACACGCGATTTTGCGATTCGTGACATTGGCTGCATCTACTGCCGCATGTTCGGCGTCAAAGGCTGGGTGCAGTGCGAGAAGCACCACCTTAATGCCGGCGACAAGGCTGGCGGTAAACGGGTAGGCGAGAAGGCGACCGTTGGTGCTTGTACTTGGCACCACCGTGGCATCTGCGCTCACAATGGCATGCAGGTAAATTGCGCCACCTGCATCGAGCAGCGTGGCCCGTCGATGTATCACACCAAGCGCGACTTTATGGAGTCGTTCGGATCCGGCAGGAATCAGCTCGAGGCCCAGGATCGGATGATCGCTGCCTGGAAACGCGGCAGTTTCGATTCTGCAGGGGATTCGTCATGCTGACCTTGAGCTACAAGAACGACGAGACATTCACCCTGCTGATGCCGGATGGCCTGCAGGTTCATGGCTGCATCGAGAGCGTGTCGCCTGGCAAGGTTCGCATCGTCTGGTCGGCTCCGCTTGAGGTGACTATTCTCCGCGACACGGTGTCGGCCGATAGGGCGTACAGCAGGGTGGGTCGAAATGTCCAGCAATAAGAAGAATGACACGATCCGCGAATTTTCGAAGGCCGGCCCGACTCGCTGGTGCATACCGTGCAAGCGGGAACGTCCGAAGGAAGGCTTCGATGAGAAAACCAAGAAGTGCGCCACCTGCTTTGCCAAATACGGCAGGCCAAGAACAGGAGGTAAAAAATGAAATTTCGCGCTCGAGGTCGGGTTCGTGCCGACGGTGAAATGAACAAGCTGGAGCCCGACTACGCTGGCCACCTGTCGTTGCGGCTCCATGCCGGCGAGGTTCTCTGGTTTAAGTTCGAGTCGATCAAGCTGCGCCTGGCACGAAACACTTTCTACACGGTGGACTTCTTTGTGATGCTGGCCGATGGTACGCTCGAAGCCCACGAAGTTAAGGGGTTCTGGGAGGACGACGCCAGGGTGAAGATCAAGTGTGCGGCGGCCATGTTCCCGTTCCAGTTCGTAGCGGTAAAAAAAGAAAAGAAGCAATGGGTTTTTGAACAATTCTAAACAGGAGAGGGTTATGCTTAAGTGGGAAGCGGTCACAAGTACGATGCTGCAATCGTCGGACGGGCGTTATCAAATCAGCCGGTCGCCGGAGGCTGCGGGGAAGTTTTTGTATAGGGCATGGCATCGTCCTGACAACACCATCATCACGACGGTGCAATGCTTCAACGAATCCGGCGATCGCGCAGCTGCCGTCGTCGAATGCAAGGAGGCGTGTGAAAAGCACGCCGCAGAACACGTAATTTAAACCGAGGATTTATTTATGACATTTCAGGAACAGATTGCTGTGGAAAGTTTCAAAGGGACTCTGGCCTTTGCTCGCCTGCTGATCGCCATGCTCTTTGTGGCCAGCGTCGTGGTGGACAGCGGCTTGGGCGTTATCTTCTCGATCCTGTGCGCTGCTGCAAGCTACCATTCCCAGCACTGGTACACGCAGCAAAACGAATACAATGGCCTTATTTTTCAAATCATCGCCTTGGTTTGTGGGGCTGCCGCGTACATCGGGCTGATTTTCGCCCAGCACTGACCGTCTTGACATCGATTCGGTCCGGAGCATAATTGGCTCCTGACCGTTCGTCAGACCAAACCAACCAAGAGGGGGTGATCCGTGGCAAAGGGTAGCGCACCCTACAAACCTACGCCATCGACCAAGGCGTCGGCGCCGGTTCTGGTTCCTGTAGCCAGACCACCACAAGGTTCGCTTGCCGGCGGTTCGCGGCCAAGCCACCGAGCATCGGCACGAATGAAGCGTTAAAGAGCGAATGTCCTGGTCGGCCCTGCCGACGGGATGCCCGAGCCGGGATTGAGGGCCGTGTGTGGTGAGCGCTAGAAGTCACCAAGAAAAGACCGGCCTATGTGCCGGCTTTTTTTTGGTCTGGGTTAAATGGGTGACATTGGTACCACCTTGGTCACCCTATTTCGTGATGTAATAAATCCGGCCTCGATCCTCGTCGGGCTGCCTTCGTTGTGTGGGGATTGCGCTCCGCATAGCGAGGGCTTTATGATTCTCCTGCGCTGGTGAGTCTCTCTCCCCTGGGTTCCTCGCCAGCCAAATCCCCACCAGTCTGCCTCCTGTCGGGCTGGTGGGGACCCTTTACAGGAGAAGGGATACTTATGCGAAACATTAAGACGATCGTCGTCCACTGCTCTGCCACGCCCGAAGGGCTGGCCATTGGCAGAAAAGAAATCAATTCGATGCATTTGGCGCGCGGTTTCGCCATGATTGGCTACCATTTCGTGGTCAAAATTGACGGTGAAGTGCAAAAAGGCCGCGATTTAGACCAAGTTGGCGCGCATGTCTCCGGCCACAATTCCAACACGATCGGTATCTGCCTGGTGGGTGGACTCGATGTCGAGCGGAAGCCGGCCAACACCTACACGCCTGCTCAGTTCGCTGCCTTGGACGCATTGCTTCGGAAGCTTCGCCACCAATTCCCGACGGCTGATATCTGCGGACACCGTGATTTATCGCCCGATAAGGATGGCGACGGCAAGGTCGAACGCCACGAATGGGTGAAGGAGTGTCCTTGCTTCGATGTCGCTGAATGGTGCGCTACCCGCGGTATCGAGGCCAACGTCCAATGAGTAAAAATACTAATAGCAATACAATCAAATTCCATGACCATCGCTTGGTTTCTGTCGATGACGTGGTTCCGTATGAGCGTAATGCCCGGACTCACACCCCTGTTCAGGTCGCTCAGATCGCTGAAGCAATCAAAGCGTGGGGCTTCACGAACCCTTTGCTCATCGATGAAAAGAACCGCTTAATCGCTGGCCACGGTCGTCTTGAGGCGGCTCGGGTGCTGGGAATGGCCGAAGTTCCGGCTGTCGTGGTCGCTGGCCTGAATGAATCGGCCCGTCGTGCGCTCATCCTGGCCGACAACAAGCTGGCGCTGAATGCTGGCTGGGACCCTGATTTGCTCAAGGCTGAAATTGAAGCCCTGCGGATCGATGGGTTTAACCTGGACCTGACCGGCTTCAATGCTGGTGAGGTTCTCGATATCTTGGGAGGCGCGGAAAATGGCAAAGACCCGGACGACGCACCTCCCGTGCCTGCGGTGGCGTTCACTGCCGTGGGCGATGTTTGGCACCTTGGCGCTCATCGCCTTGTCGTGGGCGACTCGACGTCGGTAGACGTGTACGACGCCTTGCTCGGCTCCGAGAAGGTGGACGTCTGCTGGACTGACCCGCCATACAACGTGGCTTATGAAGCTGCCGCCGGCACGATTCAGAACGACAGCATGGGTGATGCCGCCTTCGGTGACTTCCTTCTGGGCGCTTTCTCGGCGCTCTACGCTGGCTTGAAGCCTGGAGCCGCGGTCTACATCGCTCATGCGGACACGGAAGGGCTTAACTTCCGGCGCACCTTTGCGATGGCTGGCTTCAAAATCTCCGGCTGTCTCATCTGGTGCAAGGACTCGCTGGTGCTTGGCCGGTCCGATTACCAGTGGCAGCACGAACCAATCCTCTACGGCTGGCGTCCGGGTTCTGCCCATCGCTGGTTTGGTGGCCGGAAACTCACGACGATTCAAAAGCTGGGCGAAGGCTCGCCATTCACTCAGGCCGAGGACGGCTCTTGGGTGGTTCGCGTCGGCGACCGCTGTCTTGTCATTCAGGGTGACGTGAAGGTTTCCGAGGTCGTTCCTTCGGTCATCCACGAATCCCGGCCAAAGCGCAACGACGTCCATCCGACCATGAAGCCGGTTGCCCTGATTGAGCGCATGTTGAAGAACAGTGCACGTCCTGGTGACCTGGTGCTGGATCCTTTTGGCGGCTCCGGCTCGACGCTGGTTGCTGCCGATCGTCTTGGCATGTCGGCTCGCCTGATCGAGCTGGACCCGAAGTATGCGGACGTCATCATCAAACGCTGGCAGGACTACACTGGTCGCAGGGCGAAACGCGACGACGGTGTCGAGTTCCCAATCGAGTAACTTATGGCCGGTACCAAGAAAGGAACCCCACGAAAGGCAAGCAAGAACCGGCCACGGGTAGGCACGCTTGTGTCGAAGGGTGGCGGTCGGCAAGCCTGGAAGCTGGGCGACTCGGACCGGGAGTTGATCAAGTCGCTTGCTGGTCGTGGGCTGGCGGCTGAACACATCGCGGTTCACCTGAAGGTGGACAAAAAAACCCTGCTGAAGTACGCCTGTGATGAAATCGAGGCCGGGCGTGCTTTGGGTATCGCGTCGGTGACTGGCGTTCTCTACAAGGAAGCCATGAAGGGTTCTTTCAAGCATGCCGCGTACTACCTAAACAACGTTGACCGCGAGAATTGGTCGACCACGAAGAAGCTGGAACACTCCGGCGCAGTAACCCTTGAGCAGCTGATCACCGGCGAAGGCCTGGACGAGTGAGCGCCGGTACCGAGCGCATCAAGCAATGGCGAATGGATCCGGTTTCGTTCGTTGTGGATAACTTCAATGTGCAGCCTGATGAATGGCAGCGCGACACGCTGATGCTTCTTGGTGGCGATTACGATCCGTATCGTCAAATCTGCATGAAGGCCTGCACCGGTCCTGGCAAGTCGGCCGTGTTGGCTTGGATTGGCTGGCACCGGCTGTCCTGCTTTGCATCAAAGGGCGAGCATCCGAAGGGCGCGGCTCTTTCTATCACGGCCGACAACCTGAAGGACAACCTCTGGTCTGAGCTGGCTAAATGGCAGGGGCGCTCACCGTTCTTGTCGCGTGCTTTCAATTGGACGAAGGAGCGCATCTACGCGGTCGACTATCCGGAGACCTGGTTCCTGTCGGCTCGATCGTTCGCGAAGGATGCCGACAAGGAGGCGATCGGTCGTGCGCTGTCTGGTCTGCATGGTCAGTTCCCTTTCATCCTGCTGGACGAAACCGGCGACATGCCGCTGACCGTCGGCCGTGCCGCGTCGCAAATCTTCACTGGTAACCCGAAGGACGCGTGCATTGCCCAGGCCGGAAACCCGACCAGCACGCAGGGTTTGCTGTATCACTCCTGCTCTGCCGGCGCTAAATCGTGGAAGATCATCACGATCACGGCTGACCCCAACGATCCGAAACGCACGCCACGGGTTTCCATAGAACATGCGCAGGCCATGATCGATGCTGAAGGCCGCGACAATCCGTGGGTGATGGCGACGATCCTTGGTCTGTTTCCATCGACTGGCTTCACGTCGCTGCTTGGTCACGAAGAAGTAATGGCGGCAATGGCGCGGCATATTCCGGAGGACCAGTATTCGTTCGCGGCTCGCATCTTGGGTGTCGACGTGGCGCGCGAAGGCGACGACAAGAGCGTTATTTTCCCGCGTCAGGGTTTGGCGTCGTTCGCTCCGATCGTGCTGCGTAATGCCACCAGCCTGGTAGGTGCTGCGGCCGTGGCCAGAAAATGGGGCGAGTGGAAGGCCGACGCTGCGTTTGTCGACAACACCGGCGGCTTCGGTGGTGGTTGGATCGACCAGCTGTCCAATTTGAACCGTCACGCTATCCCGGTTCACTTCGCCGGCAATGCCAACGATCCGCGGTTCTTCAATATTCGTGCTGAAATGTGGTTCAACATGGCCGAGTGGGTAAAAAGCGGCGGTGCGCTGCCCAATATCCCAGAGCTGATTGCCGAGCTGACGACGCCGACCTACTCCTTCAAGGGCGATAAAATGATTATCGAACCGAAGGAGAAAATAAAAGCGCGCCTTGGTCGCTCGCCTGACTATGCCGACGGCCTGGCGTTGACGTTCGCTTATCCGGTCATGGCTTCGGTCGGTGATGACGGGATAGACAGGTACGCAGAACGCTCGTATGCTGTCGCCAATTCAGGCAGTGATTTCTACAATCCATTGGGGTGACTCCATGTGTACCAGCAAGCCTCCATCAGTCAAACCCATCCCAAACCCGCCGACCGCGTCTGCTGAAATCATCGACGACGTAGCCATGCGTGAGCGCGAACGCTTCCGTCAACGAAGCCGCACGCGCAACGGCCGGCAGTCTACTTTGTTGGCCGGCAATATAGCGGCTCCTTCTCAACCAGCTAAAACTTTGTTAGGGACCTGACCATGTGCAGCATGCAAAAAATCATGTCACCTTCCGGAGTGATGTTCGGCAAGAATCAGAAGTTTGCCGACCCACTCGGTTTGACGAATACGGCCATCGGCGATCCGACTGGCCGTTTCCGTAAGGAGCGAGACAAAAACAAGAAGGAGGACATTGCGCGTCGTCTTGCCAATCGTCCGACTCCGACATCGGTCCCGTATAACACCCTGCTTGCCGACGGCTCTACTGGCGTTCGTACCGGCCCGTAACTTTGGAGTTCACGATTAATGGACGCAGCGCTTCGTAAACATTGCCAGTCACGAAAAGCCGCCATGCTCAGCGTGCGGCAGCCTTTCGAGTCTGACTGGCGTCAGGTCGCCGAGTACGTGGATCCGTGGTCTGGGCAGTTCCTTTATAAAGACCAGAAAAAGCTGCCGAGCCGCGCCAAGGTAATCAACAACAAGGCGACGAGTTCTCTTAAAACGATGGACTCTGGCTTCATGAGTGGGCATACCTCGAAGTCACGGCCGTGGTTTATTCTGTCGATTCAAAACCCGTCGCTTAAAGAATACCCAGAGGTGAAAGCCTGGCTCGATGATGTCACCCAGCGTATGCGTGATGTTCTGGCGAATTCGAATTTTTACACCGAGTTGCCGCGCTTCTATCACCAGCGGCATCTGTTTGGTGTGGCTGCTCTGGCAAGTGACGAGGACGAACAGTCGGTCATTCGCTACTACTCGCGGATGATTGGCACCTATGCGATCGCTTTGGACGACCGTGGCTTGGTCGATTCGTTCTGGTACTCGTTCAAAATGAGCGCTCGCAACATCGTCAAGCGCTACCCGGATGAAGGCGTTCCTCTGAAAGTCAAAGAGGCGATGCGCAACAATCAGGGCGACCAAATGTTTTGCGTCGAGTCGCTGATCGAGCCAAACCCGGACAAGGCTCCTGGAATGCAGGGCAAGTTTCGCCGGCCTTTCCGTCAGGTGTACTGGATCGAAGGCGAAGCCAACGACGGCCACGGCTGCCTGGACTACGGTGGCCACTACGAGCTGCCTGTTCACGGTTCACGCTGGGACGCTACTGGCAGCCTGGTCTATTCCAGTGCGCCTGCGCTCGATTCCCTTGGCGACATCAAGCAGCTGCAATACCTGGAATCGGAAAAGCTGCGGATCATCGACCAGATGTCGAAGCCGACGCTCGCGGTACCGTCGTATTTGCGCGGTCAGGGTGTTGGCTTAAACCCGGGCGAGCGTATCTACATCACGCCGTTGCAAACGCAGCAAAAGGTCGAGCCGGTCTACACGCCGGATGCTCGCGGCCTGGCTGAAATCAAGGGCGAAATTCGCGAGGTCGAGCAACGTGTCGAGCGTGCGTTCTATGCCGACCTGTTCCGCATGCTGGACTTCCTGGACGATCGCCAACGTACCGCGTATGAAATCAGCGAGCGCAAGGAGGAGAAGGTTTCGGTTCTCGGTCCTTCGCTCGAGTCGTTGACTGACGAGGTTCTGGATCCTGAAATAAGCCGGCTCTATAACGTCATGGACCGTGGCGGTTTGATTCCACCTTTGCCGGAAGTCTTGCGCGGTGTGCCGATCAATATCGAATACACGTCTGTGCTGGCTCAGGCCCAGAAGGCTACCGGCCTTGGCACGATCGAGCGGTCTGTGGCATTCGTCGGCTCGTTGTATGCCATGAACCCGGAAGATCCGAGCATCTTGGACAAGCTCGACTTCGACCAAACCATCGACGAGTTCCACGACCGCAACGGCGGCCCGGCTCGCATGATCCGTGGCGACGAAGCTGTCCAGAAGATTCGCGACGGCCGTGCGAAACAGGACCAAATGGCGCAAATGGCACAGATGGCTGGCCCAATGAAAGACGGCGCTATGGCGCTCAAAACCTTAAAAGATGCGATGCCTGAAGGATCGTCGTTGTCTGCTGCTACTGGGTTGGGTGTCTGATGGCCATTCCTGACAGCTACGAAAAACAACAAGAACGCCAGGCGCTCGAGAAGCAACTCGAGAAGGCGCGCGCCGAGCAGTTCAAATCGGACATTACCGAAGTGATGGCGCTCCCGTCATTCCGCAGGATATTATCCGAATTCATGACGGATGCAGGTTGCGATAATTCACCGTTGCGCACCGACATTGCGTTGATGGCTGCTGCGATTGGATGGCAAGACGCGGCAGGCTGGTGGATGAATTTGATTCGACGGTATTGCCCGGAGCGCGAGGCACAAATGCGAGCCGAGGCAAAGAAAGCACTAAAATCACAGGAGAGTAACGACGATGACAACTGAAGCAAACCCAAATCCCGCAGCACCGGCTCCGGCCGCACCAGCTTCTGCACCTGCAGCAGCTCCTGCGCCTGCCGCTCCTGCTACAAACCCGGCGTCGCCTTCATCGGTGGCGCCGCCTTCCGATCCCTCTGCTACTCCAAACTCTGCACCGGCCACCGTGCCTGCTGCTGGGGATGGTCAGGGTGGGACGGATACTGCTGGAGGTGACCCCGCGAATACCGACGGGGCCGCTACGCCTGAACCCTACGAGCCGTTTGAATTGCCCGAAGGTTTCACTCTCGAATCAGAACGTCTGAATTTGGCGACGGGTATTTTCCGTGAAATCGGATTGACCCAGGAACAAGCACAGAAGCTGGTGGCCCTGTATCCAACTCTGGCGACAGAGGATGCTGGTCTTATCCAAGCTGCACTCGAGAGCCAACGTACCCAGCAAATCGAGCAATGGGGTGCTGACTCCAAGGCCGAATTCGGAGCAGGTTTGGATGTCATCCTCAAGGATGCGCAGGCCGGCGTTCAGTACGCCAAGACAATGCGTCCGAATATTTTGGACACGTTCGACAAGGAAGGCTGGGGCAACAATGCCGACGCTCTCTGGGCTTTTGCAGAATTAGGGAAATTGTCACGCGGTAGTTCGATGGTGGGTGTGAACGGTCAGTCAAATGCCGGCGCACCTGAATCTGTCGGCGATCGCACGTACAAGTACGCGGACAAACCTGTGGGGCGCAAGCCTAAGTAAAAACTCACCCTGACCATTTAACCCTTTATTGGAGATAGTTTCATGTCAACTCTTACCCATGCCGTTCCGAACATTTTGGACGTCAGCCAGCGCTACACCGAGGACGGCAAACCACTGCCGATCGCGGAAGTGCTGACGAAGCGCAAGCCTGTATTCGCCCGTATTCCCTGGGAAGAATGCAACACCACCAACGGCCACAAGATGTCGGTCGAAACCGAGTTGCCTACTGCCGTTCTGCGTAAGTTGAACAGCGGCGTGCTGCCATCGACCGGCCGTGCCAACACCATCACCGAAGCCACTGCCGAGTTTGCATCTCTCGGTCAAGTCGACAAGGTGCTGGCTGAGCTGTCCACCAACGTCAACGATTTTCGCGTCAAGAAAAACGGCCGCCATATCGAAGCGATCGGCCAGGCTTTCGAAAATCAATTTTTCAACGGCTCGGCTGTCACACCTGAAGGCTTTGTCGGTCTGAAAGAACGCTACAACGCTTTGACGGGTGTGCTGTCTCGCCAGGTGATCAACTGCGCCGGTTCCGGCTCCGACCTGACCTCGATGTTTGTGGTCGGCTGGGGTGAAGAATCGGTGACCGGTATCTATGCCAAAGGCACCAAGGCCGGTATTACCCATACCGACTACGGCGATACTTTGGTGGCCGATGCCACTGGCGCCAAATACCCAGCGTATGAGGATTGGTTCGCGCTCCAGTGCGGTATCGCCATCCAAGAGCCACGTAATATCGTCCGTGTCTGCAACATCGACCAGGACGCATTGAAGGTCGCTCCTGTTGCCGGTACCGATCTGATCCTGACCAACGAGCTGATCAAGGCTGTGAACCGCATCGAATACCTGAACATGGTGATGCCGGTGATCTACGTCAATCGTGACATTCACGAATGGCTGGATCTGCAAGCCAACAACCGCAGCATCTTGGGTCTGACCACGTCGGAAAATATCGAAGGTAAGGCTGTCCTGAAGTTCCGGGGCATCCCAATCGAGAAAACCGATTCCCTGGGCTGGAACGAGTCGGCTGTCGCCTGATCGATCTAAAACACAACGTGCCGGGGTAACACTCGGCACCGTCAATTTCTTAGGAGTACTGTTATGCGCGTCGATGCATTTGCTGAATTCTCGGACGCTCAAGCCATCACGGTTGATGCGATTTCCACTAACGTCATGGCTCGCGATGGCCTTGGCCTAACCCCAAACACTACCCAGCAGTTGGGCATGGTTCCTTGCTATCTGGTGATCACCGTCGGTACCTCGTTGACTGATGCCGATACGATCACTATCTCGCTCGAATCCGATTCGACTGCCAACTTGGCGACCTCGCCGACCGTTCATTGGTCGTCCGGTTCTCTGAGTACCACGCCACTGAATGCCGGCACTGTCGTTGCCGTCGTACCGTTGCCGTGGGGTCAGTACGAGGACTTCATCGGCGTTCGCTACAACGTCGGCACAGGCCCATTGGCTGCCGGCACGCTGAATGCCTTTCTGACCAACCAGCCGCAAACCTGGCAGGCCTTCAAGTACGGCTCTGACGAAGTAAGCGCGTAATTAAAACCGGGGCCGGGGAAACTCGGCCCCATCTTTCAAGGAGTGACGATAAATGGCACGCGCACAATCTACCATCATGGCCGCAGCCACGACTGTCGGCACTGTTTCAAGTCCTGACGTATCGCTCGATAGCGGACAGTCAGCAATCGTTTCTATCTTTGTGGCATCCGGCTCGATCCCTCGCGACTGCGTGTTCGATATTTTCATGGACACTCCTGGCGCTGATGGTTACAAGGGCAGGCTGACTGGCGAAGGTGAAAAAGAAGTAAGGCTTTATGGCCCTGGTCAGTGGCGCTTCATTCGCCGAGCTGCTGGCGCTGATGGTATTTCCGTAGGCTTGATGCTCGAAGCTGGATGATCTATGAAATTCCATCCTACACTGCAGGGAATTTTCGATCCGGTTCTGGATAAAGTAGTAAATCCGGATATCGTCGGCGGCAGATCTGCCGTTGCCCCAAGCATTCCATTGGGCTTACTTTCAAAGCTTCGTAGTTATTATGAATTTGAAGATACATTTGACGATGGGTGGGGCGTAAATCCTCTAGTTGACCAGAGCAGTGGGGCTGGCACTTTTGTTACGGCTAACACCTACGGTTCAGGAGTATCTGGCAAATGTCTGGTCGGCTCCAGAGCAAGGACTCGCAAAAACGTACCAAACTACGGCACGGCAAAATCGTATTTTTTAGGGTCTTTCAGGAGTCAGTCTGCCTTTTCCAACGACCTATTTACCGCGCACTTTAATAAAAACGGCTTTAATGACAGCCTGTCGTTAATGTCATCGGCGGCTGGTTTTAGGTCGAGGGGCGTTTTGGATTCTGCTGGGCCGGGCGTTTATACCGCAGACACTATTGATTCAATCAACACATGGACTCTGACTGTTGCGCAACACATGGCTAGCGGCGAGATAAGGAGCCATGTGAATTCCACCTTTAATGCCGCTACTAACGCTGGAAATGTAAATCTCAATCCAACGGATTTTCTGGCAATGGGTTCACCTTCCGGCTTACTTCAGGCAGCAGCAACAGCTAACTTATTTTGGGGAGAAGGGGAGTTAACCCAAGAGGAGCTTACGTATCTTTATAACGGCGGTGCTGGAAAAACTATTAGCGAAATTATATCTGATGCAAATTATTCGCTACCCACCACAAGATTTACTCAAAATCTGTCTCCAACATATCTGTCGCCGCCCATAAGCTATTCCGGCACAAGAGTAGGTCTTGGCGCGCAGGACCCCGTGACAAATATAACTTACACAAACACATCCAAGACATCGGGAAAGCATGTATTTGCATTAAGATTTGCACAAGCTCTGGCTGACTTAGGCTCCACTTTTATAGGTCTACGTACACCGCCCGGCGCTCCTACAGAAGGAGGAACTTTCTTAAACTTTGCTTCTAACCAAACAACTACACTTGAACAGGCTCCTTTTACACTCGGCACAGCTCCCGGACTATCCGTCACAGCAGCTAATGACGTGTATATGTTTGCAGTAGATTTTACCAATCTAAAGTTATTTGTTGGAAAGAATGGAACATGGGCAGGAGACCCGGTAGCCGGAACAAACCCAGCTTGGACTTTTTCTAGCGGGCATGAATTAGTTGTATGGTGCCAAACGAATGACGTGCAATTCGCGGCCGACTTCTATTTCACTACGGCCGACTATCCCTATACGGCGCCGGCCGGATTCACGCCTTGGGGCGATTGACCAACATTTCGGTAATAAATAGGAAATTTAAATGCCAAGTTCACAGACTTCTATTTGCAATGCGGCGTTAATGAAAATAGGCGACGAAATCGCCATTTCTGCCATTAGCGATAAAAACAAACCGGCGCGTTTATTGCGACGCTGCTGGGATTCGTGCCTCGATCAAACGCTGGCTATGGAGGCATGGCCGTTTGCGACCACGTACCAGGCGTTACCGTTGCTCCTGCAGTCTCCTATGCCTGGCTGGCAGTATCGGTACGCGTATCCATCCACCTGTTTGAATGCCTTGGCTGTTTGCACCGAGGACGGTATTCGTAATGTGATGTCTACCATCCAGCGCGGTGAGTGGGCGACGCGATCGCAAAGCATGGGGCTGCAGAGCTATATCAAATGCTACGGCGATCAATCGACCAGCATTTGCACGGACCTCGAGGACGCCTATTTGATTTACGTTACTCGCGTGACCGACGTTACCCGGTTCACTCCTTTGTTCGAGGAGGCGCTCGCGTGCCGTCTTGCTGCTGAGATTGCTCCTGGCCTGGCTGGCGAAATGGGATACAAGCTGCGGAATGTCTTACGTGACGATCTGCAAAACACCATGTCTGTCGCGGTGCATAACGAGTACAACGAGTCGCGGGATCCTGTTCATTCGTCGAACGCCATTCTTGCGAGCCGCAACACATGAAGTTCTCCCAGCCATCACTTGCCGGCGGCGAGCTTGGTCCTGGCCTTCAAGGCCGGACTGATATTGCTCGCTATTCCATTTCGGTTGCGAGAGCGCTCAATTTCATAGTGCGGCCGACTGGCGGCATGGTTAAACGTCCGGGGTATTTGCTCGACGGCGAGGTGAAGGATTCGACCAAACCTCCGCGCGCTCTGCCGTTTGTTTATTCGACGGGCGTGAAATACAAAATCGAGGCCGGCGAGTACTACATGCGGTTCTGGGTTAAATCCGGACGCGCTTATGCTTTGCTGCTCGATGGTCTTGGCGATCCTGTCGAGATTGTCACGCCTTATGCGATGGAGCATTTGCCGCTCCTTAAAATCACCCAGTCGGCCGACGTGCTTTACATTGCAGGCGTGAATGGAACGGTGAAGGTTCCACCGAAAGAATTGCGCCGGACCGGTACCGTCACGTTTGAGCTGGTGTCGCATAGTTACCGTCGTGGCCCGTTCCGATCGATGAACGCGAACGAGGCCATAAAGGTCGCGGCCAGTTCGACGACCGGCGAGACAACATTGACGGCAAACTCTGGAATCTTCACGGCCGATATGGTCGGAAGCTATATGTATTTCGAGGAGAAGGAGCTTCGCTCCGTCAAACCGTGGACGCCGCTCGAGCGTAATGTCGCGCTCAATGATCAACGTCGATCCGATGGCAAAGTCTACCGGGCTGTGAGCGTTCCTAATTTGACTGGCTTGGCCGGCACGCCTTACTCGGTGTGCGGCAACGATAGGCCAATCCATGAGATTGGTCGCGCGTTTGATGGGCCGCAGGATGTTCGCAGCGATGGCGTGAATGAATACGTTGTCGGCATCGAGTGGGAATACTTGCACGGTTCTTTCGGTATCGTGCAAATCACAGGGTTCACCAGCACCACGGTTGTGACGGGCGTAGTGGTCGAGCGCTTGGCTGACTCGATCGTCGGCACGGTTCCTGTTGCCGTCGGTTCCTGGACCGCTACCGGTGATTATATCGACAAGACGTTTTCGGTTGCCGGCGCTGTCAGCTCGAGCATGCAGGACTACGTCGTCACGATCAACGGCATTGGCATTGCTCCGAATCCATACCAAGGTCCTGTGTCTGGTGGCGGCGGGTACAATGGCGGCGGCAATACCGGCCCGATCGGCGACGGTTCCTTTTTGCTTCCATAACGAGGATTTTGAAATGCCACAAGGCTGGATTGTAAATCCCACCACCGACATCATTACGTTCAATGAAGCCCCGCCTATTGGTGGGGCGAATAACATAACAATCACTGAATATTCGGCCGGCGCTGTTGGCGGTACCGACTGCTGGGCGTTTGGCGCGTGGTCGGCTGAGTTTGGTTATCCTACCGAGGTCGAGTTCTTCGGCGATCGCTTATGGTGGGCTGGTACCGTTCGGGATCCGCAGGTCATCTGGGGTTCGCAGGTAGGCGACTATTCCAACCACGGCAAGTCGACGCCGATCATCGATTCGGACGCGGTTTCTTTCGCGATCAACACGCGCCAGGTGAATTCCGTTATGGACCTGGTTCCGCTCGATAAAATGATCATTCTCGCGAAGGGTGGCGAGTTCCTTATGTCCGGCGGTCAGGATGACGTGATTACGCCTTCCACGATCAGCGTGGCTCCTCAGTCGTATCGCGGTACCGGCAATTGCCAGGCGCGCGTCGTCGGCGACACGGCCGTGTTCGTGCAAGAGCAAGGCAGCAAGGTTTTCGATATCGGGTACCGATTCGATGCCAATGGCTACCGGCCGCAAGAAATCAGCGTATGGGCTGACCATTTAATCGAGGGCTACCAGATTACCCGGATGGACTGGATGCCGGCGCCTTGGTCCGTCCTGTGGTTCCTGCGCGATGATTACACCCTGGCTGGCTGCAGCTATATGCCGGAGCATGAGGTGATCGGCTGGCATTCGCACGCAACGATGGGCGAGATTCTGGACTTCTGCAACATGCCGGGAACCCATCAGACCGAGCATCACATCGTATCGCGTCGAACCTTGCCCGACGGTACCGTCAAGTGCTTCATGGAGTCGCTGGCCGATTCCTTTGTCGATGATCCGCTCGATCACTTCTATGTCGACTGCGGCTTGACCTACGACGGCCGGAATACCACCAGCACGACCTTGCTGCTGACCGGCGGCGTGGATTGGCTTGAGGGTGAGGTTCTGACCATCACTGCGTCGTCGGGCCTATTCACTGGCGTGTCGGATGAAGGCGACGGTTTTGAATTCCGGACCACTTTGTCTGGTGAGGAGTTTTCTGTTCGTCTGATCATCACGAATTATGTGTCGCCGACGATTGTGGAGGTCGAGTCGGTCGGTACCGTTCCTTTGGCTTTGCGCAATGCGCTGTCTGCGGACTGGACCTTGATGCGCGACACGCTGGTCGGTCTTGACCATCTTGAAGGGTTCCGCGTGGCTATTTTGTCGGATGCGTGTGTCGTCAGTGATGGCCTCGACGATGGCGAGCAGTACATCGTGACAGGTGGGTCCATCACGCTTCCGGATCCTGGCGGTGTCGTGACGATCGGTCTGCCTTACTCGGGTGAAATCGACACGCTCGAAATCAACGCTCAGGCGCCTGGCATCATCGACGACGTTAAATTGATTAATTCGGTGGGTGTTATCTTGAAGGCTGCCAGCGGTGTGCGCGTCGGTTCGCATCCTGACTACATGGACGAAATTCCGCAGCGGGAAAACGAGGACATGGGCCAGCCTGCTGGTTCCTTAAATGGCTATTTCCGCATGCCGGTTTCGTCGAGCTGGGGAACGACCAAGGGCAAGGTCTACCTCGTTGCCGATTCTCCGTTGCCGTGCGAAGTGTTATCTTTCATTCCTAAAGCGATGACCGGGGAGACTTCGTGAATGTTGAGATTGTAAAAGCTTCGATCGACCATGTTGCTGCGCTGGCGGCTGATTGCCGGGCAGAGGATATCGCCGAGTTTCATGCTTTATCGCGGTCAACACCGACGCAGGTTCTAGAGCTTGGGTTGCGGGTGTCAACGGTGGCCTACACGGCTTTCGTCGATGGTGTTCCGGTTTGCATGTTTGGCGTTTCTCCGTACTCGTATCTGGCTGGTCAAGGGATACCGTGGATGGTCAGCACCAATGGTTTGAAGGGGAGGAAGTTGCAGCGCGCGGTTATGACGGTATCTCTGGACGTAGTGGATGATTTCAAAGAGTTGTTTCCTTCGTTGCTGTTTAATTCGGTTGACGACCGCAACGAGAGCGCGAAAAAATGGCTAGGCTGGCTGGGTTTTAAATTGTTGGATCCTGTTCCGCTCGGGCCTGATGGTGTTTTGTTTCGACCTTTTTACTGGAGTGGCGCATGAAACGAATGGAGGACAACGAGTTCAGCCATATCGAAATCGATGCTGGTTATTCGAGCGCTTGTCATCGCCCGGTTTCGTGGCGAGGCGTTGCAATCGAAGTGAACAACGAGGGTTACAGCAAAATGAAGCGAACCAGAGATGGAAAGGCGGTGTATCTTTTTGCTCATCGCCTTCGGTATGAAGCAGTCAACGGGCCTATTCCTGTTGGTCTTGTGCCTGATCATCTTTGTCGAAATCGTTGGTGCTGCAATCCTTCACACGTCGAGCCGGTTAGCGCTGCGGAGAATGTTCGGCGCGGCGATGTTGCGAAACTTACAATGGAAAAAGCATCAGAAATCAGGCGGCGTTTTGCTTCTGGTGAAAGCCAGTTTGAAATAGCAAAGCACTACAACATTGACAGGTCGGCCATAAGTCGAATTGTTAACGGCAAACAATGGGCCGATGGTCCTTGTCCTGCTTGGGAATCGGTCAAAGCGCGGCGAGCATTAGCTCGCGACGAGTCGCCAAGGAGAAAGTGTCATCTGTGAACCGTCAACCATCGTTATGGTCGTGGGCCTCGTTGTCGGCGCTGTGGCAGGCGTTCAGGAAGCGAAAGTACAGAAACAAGCCGGCGAGGCCAATGCGCAAATCGCCGAGAATAACGCACGCCTGGCTGAAGCTTCGGCCGAGGATGCCGCGGTTCAAGGGGCGCGAGAATCCCAGCAGGCGGCCTGGCGAACGCGAGCGCTTATCGGCGCTCAACGCACACAAATTGCCGCGAACGGGCTGGATGCCGACGTCGGTTCGGCGTATGACCTGCAGGCAGAGGGCGCGCTCATGGGTGGCGCTGATCAATCGGTTATCGCTATGAATGCCGCGCGTCAAGCTTGGGGCTTTAATTCCGAGGCGCTCAATTATCGAAACAAGGGCGCGCAGGATAAGTGGTTCGGCAATCAATCTAGCAAACTGACGCTGTTAAAAACGGTAGGGAATACTTTGGCCGGAGCTGGCGGCATGATGGGCGGCGGTGGCGGTGGTAGCAAGTTTGCCACCAACCTCGCAAAACCTGGCGGCGGCGGCGTGACCACTATTAACACTGGTAGCAATTACGTAAATTACGGTTAATCGGAGAGAGTGTCTTGCCTATCATCCCGCGTGCCAATCCTGGTGAAATCACGCAATTAAATAATTTACCGCAGGCGAGAAATCAGGCTGTCGTTCGTCCGTTCACTGGCGTGGCTGATGCTGTCGGTAATATCACGGCACAGGCGAACGAGTACTTTCAAAAAGAAAAAAAACGTAATGACATAACTGCCGTGATGAAAGCACGCCGCGAATTGTCAGACCTGGAAAATGAAACGTTCGATCCTGAAAACCCGGACGGCATTTCCAAGTACAAAGGAACTAACGCGCTTGGTGCAAATGAGCAGCTTGTTCCAAAAATAGACCAGCGAATTTCCGACATTCGCATGCGCCTGTCTGCCTCGCAACAGGAAATGTTCGATCCTGTTTCGTTCAATTATCGCGAAGGCGTGACGTCGCGTCTGAATAATTACATGAGCGGGGAGCATGAAAAGGCGCTCGGTGCTGAGCAGAAAGCGTTGATGTTCAACATGGCGAACGATGCCAAAACTGCAGCGCTTAATGGTGAGCCTCCTGAAATCGTAACGGCCAAGCTGGCAGAGGCGGTTGCTATCTCTGACACGATTGCCGAGGCTAATGGTCTACCGGAAGCTGTGCGCGTGATGAATCGTCGAAATCTTGTTTCTGGCCACCATCTCGACATTTACACGGCGCTGGTCGGCAAGGACTACGAGAAGGCCGGTTCCTACCTTATGCAGAACCGTGATGCGATGTTGCCTGAAGCTGTCGCACAGGCTGATGCTTTGTTGCGTCCGTTGGTTGAGGACGGCGTGACGGATGAAATTGCGAAAGCTGCGGTGTATGGCGGCGTGATTAACGGTCGCTTGGCTCCTGGCGGCACGATGATGACGGCGACGCCTGATTTGATTAATCAGGTAATTCACCAAGAATCACGCGGCAATCCGAATGCTGTCTCTCCCAAGGGTGCGAACGGGTTAATGCAGGTCATGCCTGCCACTGGAGCATCGCCTGGGTTGGGTGTGAAGCCGTTGCAGAATAACTCGCCAGAGGAAAATGTGCGATTCGGAACAGACTACCTGAATGCTTTGCTTCGTCGCTACAACGGCAACGTGCCGCTTGCTCTGGCTGCGTACAATGGCGGCTATGGTCGGTTGGACAAACTGCTGAATTCACCCAAGACGGGCGGCGATCCCGACCGGGCTATCTCGATGATGCCTCCCGAGTCGCGTGACTACGTGCAGAAAATCATGGGCAAGATGGGCGGCGGTCAAGAAGTGACGCTGCTTCCTGCCAAGACTGCCGAGGACGCTGAGAAGAACGCGACCTTTGGGGTCACGGACAAAAAGCAAAAGGCGATTCTGGGGGCCAAGGCTCGCCGAGAGTTTGCTCAAAAGCAGGGCGACGAAGCGGCACGCGACAAGGCCGACTTCGAACGCATGCGCGAGAATGTCGTTGCAGGTAATAAAAACTTCCGCGAATCGCTGGGTGCTGATTTTGCCAAGGCGCAGGAGAAGGGCTGGACTAAAGCCCTGCAGGCTGATTGGCATGAGAAGCGTACCGGCGAGTTGATCATCAGCGATCCTCTTACTGTGCAGAAATATATCGACATGGCGGTTATCGCGCCTTCGGCGTTCATCAAAGATTCGACCTGGACGGAAATGATGGCCGACCGGGCCAATATGTCCACGGGCGATATTGAGTTGCTGCAGAGTAAATGGCGAAACATGCGCGATCCGAAAAAGGCCGCAGGTCAAAAGGCCAAGAACAGCATTGAAGAAGCCGTCATTAACGAGGGCATCACGAAGTTGGGCTGGGGCAAAGGCAACGACAAAGCGGATAAAAAAGCAGCCTTCAAGCTGGCAGTGACTCAGGCGCTGGATGCTTACGATTCTCGACCGGACGCGAAGCCGATGGATGAAACCATTGCGCGCTCACTTGTCTCTGCCGTGGTTCAACGTTTCGCAGCTGACCCGAACAAGGCCGAGGCTCTGGCAAACCGTTTATCGAGTGTTCGCATGGAAATGTCCACCAACGACCGGAAAATCGCACGCCAGTATGCCATCGCAAATGGTAATCCTGATCCTGACGATTTCGCTGTCACGCAGGCATATGTAAAACTAAAAGAAGGCGCACCTAAGTGACCGATTATTTAACACAGGAAATGCTCGACGCGGCTCTTGAACGCGACCGCGAAGAACGCGCACGGCACTCTGCCATGCAGGCTCCGAAGGTGTCGAGCGATGACATGGCGCAGGCTATTCGCATTGGCGAGAAGCGTGGGCTTCCACCTTTGGCGGTGGTCGATGACCTTCCGTATCAGCGTGAGCTTGAAGAATTGGACGCGGTCGAGGCTGCTGCTCGGGCGAACCCGGGCTTTGGTTCGTGGCTACAAAAACCTGAAAACGTGGCGCTGGCGAAGGATGACCTGCCGGCGCTGGAGGCGGTGGCGAAAGCGACAAAGAAGCCCGACGCTGATATGCCTTGGTACGACGACTTGAATGCTCGCCTGTGGTCAGTGTTCGGCATCGATGAGGACAAATACAAGACGCTTGCTGCCGAGCGCGACCGGACGGTCAAAGAGTTTGGCGAGCGTTTCCAAGTAGCAGACGTGAAGATGTTTGCCGACCTTGGGCAGGCGAGTGGTGACACGCTGGCTCAGTCGTATCTCGGCACTAATCTTTTTAAAGACATTTATCAAAAGGCGGCGAAGCGCGCAGCGGAAAGCGGCGACGTTCGTCTTGAGTCTGCGTTCAATCAGGCGGCGGCTCAGTTTACCGATCCTCTTGGGTTCGAGGCTTTCAGTGCCGAGGCGGCTGGCGTCGGTCGTGAGGCGAAGGCTGACCAGTCGGAGCTTGCAAAGGCCAACACTCGGCCAGAAAGCGTGGGCGATGCTTTTGTAAATCCGTTCAATGCCTTGCGCTACTACGGTGGTGTTGCGGCAGACTCGGCTCCGGCGATGCTGCTGTCGATGGCGACACGTCGTCCACAGGCCGCGACTGCAGCGTCTGGTGCGACGACTGGTGCTGCCGCCTATGCCGAGGCTATTGGCGATGGCACGGGCAAGCTGGAGGCTTTATCGCAGGCGGCTCCGCAGGGCATGGTCGAGTCGGCTTTCGGCCAGTTGCCTTTCATGCAGGCGTTCGCTCCGGGCGCATCGCGTTTCATTAAGGCACCCTTGAGCGAGGCGGTTTCGGAAGGCTTTACGGAGCTTGCTCAGACCGACATCAGCGACATGCAAACCGGGAAGGTGACGCCATTCCGTGAAAAGATGCTTCAAGCCCTGGACGCCACGATTGTCGGCGGTCCTAGTGGCTTGGTGGAGGCTGCGCTGGGTGGTGGTCGCGAAGCTAAGGCCATCGAGAAGCGGTGGGTAAACCTTGCGATGGCAGTCAACAACAAGGCTTATCTCGACAAGATTATCGAGGCGACTCAAAACTCCAAACTGATCAAAACGTCACCGGGGAAAATGGAGGACTTGATTCAGGAGCAGGTTGGCGACTCGATGGTGTACGTTCCTGCTGCCGACCTTGAGCCGTTGTTCCAGTCTGAAAATCTGGACCCGGCACAGGCGGTTCAAGACCTGACGGGCGATGCTAACGCTTGGACTGAGGCTGCTGCGACGGGCGGCGATATCGGTATTCCAATGGCTCGGTACGTTGCGCGGCTGGGCTATGCGCATGGCCAGATTGGAAAGAACATCCGGCTGGATGCGGACACGGTTCTTGAAGCCGAGGATGCTGCAAACATAGAAATGCCGACTCGCGCACAGGTTCAGGAGTCCTATCAGCAAATCCTGGCCGAAGGCATGAAGAACGACGTGCGCGACAATGGCCCGTCAGGCAAGGTGTACGACGACTTCTACGGTCAGTTGATTGGCCGGGTGGATGACAAGACTGCGCGCCAGAATGCTGCGGTGATGCAGTCGTTCTATCGGAATCTGGCAGAGCGGATGGGAACGGATGCCTATTCGCTTTCTCAGCGGTTCGTGATCAACATCGGCTCGCCAAAGAAACCAGCAGCTGGTCGTCCTCGCGGTGTCGATACGGCCATCGATCCTTTGGTGGACTCGGCGCTGACCGGAAAAAACTTTGACGAGAAGGATATCTACGGCGGCTCGCTGATCCCGACCATCATTGCTCTGGGTGGTATCAATCCGCAGTCGGTGGGCGGTGGCGACCTGATCGCAATGGACGCGCACAAACGCCCGGGCCTGATGCAGTTGACCGGGCTGACTGCCGAGGCGATGGGCGAGAAGCTGTCCGAGCGTGGGTTTAATGCCTTCACGACGCTCGATGATATCGGTCGTCCGGACTACCGCGAGTTGCTCGACTTGGTCGGTCAAGAGTTGCAGGGGCAGAATGTCTACAGCAAGTACTCGAACGACGACGCTGATCAAACGCGCATCGTTCGTCGCGAGGCTTTCCGTCGTGACGCGGATGCGGTCAAGGCTGCATTCGGCAAATGGGAACGCGAAAACAAGCGGCCCATCACTGAGCTATCCCGCGAAGAGCAGCGGGCGATTGCTGAGACTGCGTTCGCTGAAGAATCTAATACCGGCGACACGCTGGAGCAGTCTGAAATCGACCAAACAGAAACCCCCGCCTTCAAAAAATGGTTCGGCGATTCCAAAGTGGTCGATGCTGATGGCAAGCCGCTGGTGGTTTATCACGGGACGACGGAGAACTTTGAATCTTTTGAGCCGAACACCCGGAAAGGCGAGCAACTCGGGTTCGGAATCCACTTCGCAGAGTCGGGGGGGTTCGCAAGCCGCTACGCCGACCCGAGCCAACAGGGTCGCGGCAAAGCTGGCGGTCAAGTAGTCCCGACCTACCTCTCAATCACGCGCCCTCTACTGGCAAATGCAATTGCTACAGAGGGGTCATCTGAGTTTGCGCTTGCTGAAAAGCTGCTGGGCAGGAAACTGTTAACCGTCAAGGACGAAAACGGGAAGCGCGCTGTGTGGCTGCAAAACGCCATTGATGCGGTGGCTCCTGACCGAGCCATGCGAGAAATTCAGGCGGCTGGCTATGACGGGGTTCGATATGACAGTGTGATTCGTGGGCGCGGATTGAACGCGGGGAATGTCTCTGGAAAGGCACAGACGTGGAGCGCCTTCCGCCCCAACCAAATTAAATCCGCAACCGGCAACAGTGGCGCGTTCGATGCGAACGATCCGAATATTTTGTTCCAATCCGAAAACGCTGCGCCTGTGTTTTATTCACAGCTTATCAACACGATTGAAACCGGCAAGCCGACCAAATCTTCGGGCGAGCAATGGCTCGGGTTCCTGAAAAATCAGCCTGGAATAAAGCCGGAGGAGTTGGAATATTACGACCTGCCGGCGTGGCTTGAAGGTCAAATGTCGGTCACAAAGGACGCGCTGCTTGAGTACTTGCGTGCGAACGAGTTGGTTGTCGTCGACAAGGTATTGGGTGGGAAGCGTAAAGTTGCCGCGACGGACATGCAATTCTCGTTTCATGAAACCGCAACCCTTGCAAATGGTCAGCGTCGTTTTGGCGTATTTGATAATTTGCGTAACAAAGTTGTTGAGATATACGACAGCGCGGAAGCGGCAGAGCGCGATGCGTACAATCGCAGCAGCACGTCCATCGGTCTTGGAGGTGGGGTTCTTCCTCAGATACCTGATGGCGCTGAGTTACGTCGCATAACATCGGATGAGGCTGAAGAGCTTGCGATCGGCGATGAGTCTGTCGGCGAGTGGGGTTTGTTTGTTGACGGCATTCTTGAAGGTGGCGCTGATGCATCGCTTTCATATTTTGATGCTGTGCAGCGCGTGATTGATGATGCGCAGGCGGTGATGGGCGAGGATGCGCTGGTGGACGTTGGTTTTGTCACTGCGTCTGCGCCTTATTCTGGCATGGTTATGCCCGGTGGCGAAAACTACCGCATGCTGCTGCTGAAGTTACCTAATAACCGGATGGCTCCTGATGGCAAGCAGTTCGACTCGAATCATTTTAGCGATGGGGATTCCGTGGTCGCTCACATTCGTTTTGACGAGCGTACCGACTCCGAAGGTAAAAGGGTCCTGTTCGTGCAGGAGATGCAGTCGGATTGGCATCAAAAGGCGAAAAAGAAAAAACGAGAGGGTTCGGATGAGGTTTTCGGTTACCGCACGAAGCCAAAGGCTCCGACGCTCGATGTGATGCTGGCCGATCTGGTGGCGACCATCGATCCTCGGGATGACTCGAATCCGGATCAGATTGCGCCTTGGTATATCAACGACCAAAGCATGCAGGATCAAGGGTTTTCAAGTCGTGAGGCTGCTGAGAAAGAAATTCAGCGCCGCTGGGTGATGGACTTCGGCGTTCCTGATAACAGAGACGGCGCTCCCGACGCACCCTTCAAGACCACATGGCCGGAGCTGGTGATTAAGCGGATGCTTCGCTATGCGGTGGACAATGGATTCGACCGTCTTGCGTTCCCTAACGAGGACATGGTTCCGCAGATTGAGCAGTGGGGCCGCACGCTGGCTGAAATCAAGGCAAACGAAAACTACAGCAAACGCTTTGGTGCAATCCTCGAGCGCTACTCGACCGAAATCCCGCGCATCATGAAGGCCCAGGCTAAAAAGCTGGGCGGTGGGATTGTGAAGTCGGACATTGGCATTCCGTTATCCGCATCAGGTGTTCGCATTATTGAGTCGCCATCACTGACTCAGTTCTCGGACTCTGATTTGGATGTTTATCAGGGAGCGGAGGATTTCCCAGACGGGAGTCGGCCTTTGGTCGGCGACTCAAAAATTAATCTAAATCGCACAACAGTCGATGTTGATGTGATCGTTGATGGAAAAGGCATCTCCTTTGGCTATCTCGATGAAGATGAAAACTCGCAGCAGGTTTTCAGGCCGTGGACTAATACAGAATTGCGCAGTCTTGCCAGTGCTGACGTATCTTCGGTTGAGGCTGGCTTTTTAGTTTCTAAACTTTGGCTCGCAGGGGATAATTTTTTCCGGCAGTTTAATGACGAGGGCCGGGCTGTTACGGGGTTCTTGCTGCCTTCTGAACCTCGCGATGTTACAGCCATCGAAATCACGCCGGCAATGCGCGACAAGGTGTCGGCTGGTTTGCCGTTGTTCCAGCAGAATGCTGGCACGCAAAGTACAAGTACGGACAAACTTCGGACGTCAGCGCGGTCTATGTCGTCGTCGTCTTTCATGGCCACGTTTGGGGCCGAGGTTTTGCCGGAGCATTTGGACTCT